TGGCGGCATAGGCGCGAGATCGCGAAATGGGCAGCGAGCGATGCGGCTGAGTCGGCGGAGAAAGCTGCTGGCTACGCGGTGGAATCCGCGTGGATGGTGAGGCACGCGCTGGAGGCCATTGAGGCGGAGAAGCTGGCGTTGGTCAAGTACAACGCTGCGGTGGAGAAGCAAGCGTGAGGAAAACGGTAGAGGAGTTTCAGGCTGAGTGGCAGCGGGCTATGTACGCAGCGCACAAGGCTTGGCGCAAGTACCAAACCGCCTTGAAGAAGGAAAAGCGGCTATGAGCAAGACGACGGATAAGTTGCGGATGGCGTGGATGAAAGCAGATTCTGTTCACGAGACGGCAGCGGAGGCCGAGCAGACGGCGCGGGAAGCGATGGATACAGCGTGGGAAGCGTACCACGCCGCTCTGAGGAAGGAACAGGCATTACAAGGAGCACAAACATGAAATCAGCTATATTTGCAATACTGGCGTCGGCCCCGTTGGCAGCGTTTGCTGTCAGCCCCAGCCCCGCCCCATACGTAAAGAGTTACTCGCAGTCTGAATCACTCGCGGTGTCGGTTGCGGCTGCGGCTGCCGAAGCGGCTGCACTGGCAGCCAGCAACTCGAGCGCGACCGGCGGCAACTCGAGCGCGACCGGAGGCGCTGGCGGTGTCGGCGGTTCGGTGTCAGGGGTCTCCGCTGCCGGTGGCAATGCGGACGGCGGGGATTCCGCTGCGGTAGCGAACAACCAAATTATGATCGAGGGCGACCGGCAGATCCGCCAAGCCCCAGCCATCGGCCAAGGCTCCTTCGCGATTCAGGGTTGCGGCGTCGCGGGCAACGCGGGCGGATCGTCTGCCGGCGGCGCGGCGTTCCTGGGCGTCGGGTTTACGTCCGTACAGTGCTACGATTTTATGCTCGCGCAGGCGTTTGCATCGGTCGGTGAGCACCAAGCTGCGTGCGCTGTGCTGAACGTGTCCAAAGCGGGCCGGAGAGCCGCCAAGCGTGGCGTAGTACTGCCGACGTGTACGCCGGTCGTGCTGGCTGCCCCGGCGCCAGACATGTCGGCTTACGTGACCCGTGACGAACTGGCCGAGCGAGAGCGCCGGCAGTTGCAGCGCCGACTGTCGAAGTAGGAAAAGTGGCTGTGACCAAGACGACAGAGGAACTGCTGGCGGGGTGGCAGACGACGTTCGACGCGCTGCGAGCTGCACCGTGGAACGCGCCTATTGCCGAACTGGAGTCTCTAAGGCTGGCGGAGGCCGTAGCGTCGGCGGCGCACCAAGCCGCTCTGAAGAAGGAGAGCAGATCGTGAGAGTACTTGTAGATGCTGATGCCCTAGCCTATACCTGCGGGTTTGCGGGGCAACACGTTGTCTACGACTGGACTCTGACAGACGTGGAGGGGCGAGCGGTCGATGAGGGTGTAACCGGCGACAAGACCGAGCTACAGGCACTTGAGATCGACCGCCCCCTGGGCACGGTACTTTCGGTCGAGAGTATCGTGGTTGCCCAACCGCTGGTCAACGTCCTCGCAATGTGCAAGAACGCCCTCCTCAAGATCGAGGAGGCTATGGACAAGGAGGGGCTGACGTTCAAGAAGCTCGAACTGCTCTTGACGGGTAAGGGTAACTTCCGCGACCAGATCGCCACTATCGTGGGGTACAAGGCTAACCGGGTTGGGGTAGACCGCCCGGTCCACTACAAGGCCATCCGGCGCTACATGGTCGAACGGTGGGGGGCACAGACCGTTCACGGCATTGAGGCCGACGACCAGTTGGCCATCATCGCGGCCAGCGAGGAGTACGACCCGGAGCGCGTGTGTATCGTGTCGATGGACAAAGACTTGGAGACCGTCCCGGGGCGGCTGTACAACTTCAAGCGCCGCACCATGCGGATACTTTCAGAGCGGGAGGCGTTGGTCAACTTCTACCGTCAGATTCTGACGGGGGACGTTGTGGACAATATCAAGGGATGCTACAAATGCGGAAAGGTAAGGGCAGAGCAGGTAGTCCACGAGGGGCTGGAGGAGGAGGCGATGTACCGAGCCTGCTTGGCCGAGTATCAGGAAAGCCTAAAGCGAAAAGGGTGCTTGTACGTAAACCTCGGGGCCGAGGCCGCGTTGCTGGAAAACGCAAGGCTGTTGCACATGCTCCGGGCACCGGGGGTCCAGTGGCTCCCGCCTTCCGCTCGGGTTACGAGCGAACAGTTGCAGCTTGTCTGACCTCTCTGGGGATACCGATTGCCTACGAGCTTGCCAAGTTCAAGTTTTACGTGCCGGAGACAGGGCGGCTGTGCGCCCAGTGCGCCGGTACGTCGATAGTCAGGATAAGCACCTACATGCCAGACTTCAAGCTCTCGGAGTTCGTGTTCCTGGAGGCCAAGGGCAAGCTGACGGCGAGCAATCGTCGGCGCATGGTCGCCTTCTCGGAGCAGTACAAGGGCGTGAAGTTGATCTTCATGTTCCAGCGGGACAACTGGCTCACGAGCAAGAAGCTCGGGAAGTACTCGGACTGGGCCAAAGCTAAAGGGTTCCCCTACGTGGTAGGGGACCGCATTACCAGAGAGTTTTTAAGCAAGGAAGGTGTATCGTGCTGATAGGACTTTGTGGGTACGCCGGGGCGGGGAAGGATACCGTAGCGCGGCATCTGGTGAATAGATCGGGCTTCACCGCCCGGTCCATCTCTTATCCAATCAAGGTGATGCTCAACACTCGGTTTGGGTGGTCCCACCATATGTGGGAGGACCGGGCATGGAAGGACCGCCCGTGTCAGCAGTACGGGGCCTACGATACCCACAACTGGGGGGAACTCCCTTGTTTTAGTCCGCGCTCTTGGGCGCAGTGGCTGGGCACCGAGGTGGGCCGAGTGCTTGGCGGTGAGGATGTCTGGATAAACATGCTCCTTTCCGAGTACAACGCAAGTCCTCCGGGCAGCGATTGGGTTATCAGCGATGTTCGGTTTCCTAATGAGGTGCACTTGATCCGCCAAGCGGGCGGCGAAGTCTTTATGATCTCGCGGGGCGGGCTGCTACCGGATAACCACGCGAGTGAGCGTGCCGTTGATAAGGTTGTGGCGGACAAATGGTTCGCCAACGAGGAGGGCAACCCGGGGGCTATGCTAGGCGCCGTTGACCAGTACATCGAGGACTACCTCTGATGAGAGTGCTACCTTGCAAGTACCACGAGGACGGTACTCCCGTGTTCAGTACGTCGATACGGGTCGTCAAGCTGGCTCTGTCTGATCTGGAGGAGGGGGATAGAGTCACGCGGTGGCAGTACCTCAACCGCTCCATCCTGGCTCTCACGCCCCCACGGTGGGCGTCCATGAACGACACCGAGAAGTGGGTGCTTCTCCGCATTCTCGTCCGACGAGGGGAGGAGTACGTCCCGGACTGGATTGACCCCGCTCTGTGGGCGGACCTACGGATAAGACTGTACTGGTGTGATTTCAACGTGGACACGGACCTGCTGGAGATTGCACGGGGTGGTAATATCAACATGACCACGAGCGACGGCAGACGGAAGGCTCTGGCGCTCCTCAAGGAGGCTGCCCGCAAGGAAGTAGGCTACGAGGCTGCCGCTGGGTTTGTGTCCCAGATCGACTTCATGGGCAACCCCACCATGCCAGCGCAGGGAGACGACTATGAGTAAGGGACCGCGCACGCACATTATCATTCCCGACACGCAAGTTAAGCCCGGGGTGCGTATCGACCACCTTACGTGGGCGGGCCGCTACATAGCGGAGCGGTCCCCGGACGTGGTGGTTGTTATGGGCGACTGGTGGGACATGCCCAGCTTGTCCTCCTACGACCGGGGCAAGAAGTCCGCCGAGGGGCGCAGGGTGCGGGATGACATAGACTCAGGCAATGAGGCTATGGAGCGCATGTTGACCCCCATGCGGGCACGCCGCTCCTTCTGGAACAAGGTTCGGCTGGTGTTCCTGGAGGGGAACCACGAGCAGCGCATGAAGCGCGCCGCCGAGGACGCGGCGGAGATGGATGGCATGTTCGGGCTGCGTGACCTTAATCTCGACAGCTTCGAGATCCACCCTTTCCTATCTGTGGCTCGTATAGACGGGATCAGCTACTCGCACTTCTTCCCTCGGGCGGCGTCCGGGGCTATCACCCAGTCACGCCGTGGGGCACCTTCTGCAAGGGCACAGTGTATCCGGGAGGG